GTCGCCACAGCTGGTCACCACAAACATTAAAGCAATAGTAATTGAAGCAGCAGCAATAAGAGTTTTCACGCTGTACCTATGTCGGTTACATAAAGTTGGGCTAATTGCGTTGATGACCTCGTAGCGGTAACGGTACCCGTTGAGGCTTGGGCGCTAGCGACAATAACTAAACTGCCTGAAGCGGCAGCGGTATACATAAACGTTGCGTTAGTAGTGGCGTTAAGCGTTATAGAAACGGCTGTACGCAAAGTCTGCAAAATTGACCCTGCAAGGCTTGTTTCGTGAAAACGAGTAGTAGCAACGCTTGCAGCCGTACCTGTCAAGTTTGGTTCAATGTATGTCAACACATATTTTCTGTTAGCAACAGCAGCAAAAGTGAATGACAACATAATTTTTTCGGTTGTCGTAAATGTGTCCGTAGTTGACGATTCGACAACAGCCGCCATAAGGCCACGAGGCCACGCATTGGCAGCAGTTGCAGTTAGGACTTCGCCAGCTGTGAATGTGGTATTAGCCGCCATGAGTTATGCCGCCTTGTACATGAAGTTCCACCACATGGTGTCTCCAGTAACCCAGGTGAATGGAACAGTTGATGTAAGAATCGTCATTGTTGGATAAGTTCCTGAAGTCAAATTTATTTGCAATACCGCCTGGCTTGCTGATGTGCTAACCATGAACACAGAACCCAAATATGTGGTTGTTCCGACAGTGTTTCGGTATCCCGCGACTCCTGCGGCCGTGGCGGCCCCACTATAAAAGTTTGTGTCAGCGGCGATAGGTAAACTGATTGTGACACCAGAGGCGTTGGTTGATGTAGTGGAACCCCATACCACACGACCAAAATAATGCACAAAGTTATTTACCCTGGCGTACTGGCTAGTAACTGTCGCATTGCCTACCGTAAGGCCTGTTGGATAGGTAGGCGTGTATGAGGTGTATGTCCCTAGGACGGTGTTACCAGTACCTACTTTGGTTTCTAGCGCCTCGACAGCGCCGTTAATGTCTACATGTAGTCCGCTGTGGGACGGTGACGTTAAAAGGCTTCCTGCCGTGGGGTCTGGAAAAGAGTCAATGCTTGTGGGGTATGTTGTAGCCATTTTACCAACCTAACCTTGAGCCGCTGTCAACGCTGCTGTCGTCATATATAAATCCGATTTCATCATAATCTATTTCGCTGTCGTATGTGGGTACGCCGCCCAAAACCCCGTTTATCTCGTCATTTAAAATAAACATGTTGTAGTAGGTGTAAGGAGACAAATAGAAATCCACCTCTGTATGGTCAATGTATCCTCGGACTGTTTTACCCTCCTGTACGGTTCTCTCTGATTGGTAACCGCCGCCAGGTATTTTGTATTGCAAAGCCAAATTCCAACTATCTGTAAGCAAATCAGCCAAATTTATTATTGCCGTTTGCGATACGTCTTTAACAGTGATTTGGTAGCACTGACGTTCCAAGCTGTCGCCCATACTGTTAGCTATCCAACGTGCAGTATTCAAGCCGTCGCCAGTTGTCGTATTAAGCGTTGACACCGTAATAGCCGAAGCGCCAACAGTATATAGGTAACCGTTAAACGCCATTTGTGTAGCCAAACTTTCAGGCGTAACAAACGCTTGATTAACATACGTTTTGTTACCGACAGCTTTTATACGTTGGAATGACTCATAAGCAATAACATTGGCTGAAGCAGTACGCCCAAACGAATAAGTGTTTAAATTTTCTGCATAAACATTTGGCAGACTTCTATAAAAATAGATTCCTTGATATGAAAAAAAATAGCCCCTATCACTAGCCACAATTTCATTTAGTCGACTGGCATAATCTCCCGAATAACCTAATGAGCCTCTAATATTTGAAGTAGGCAAACCGTCTTGGTCAAAATTGCCAGGGTAATTTTGTAGTAAATCAATTTCGGTTATTTGGTAATAATTGTCTATCAACGGTTGATTATCGGCTATCTGTTGCCCTGCCAAAACCCATGCGTCCACCAAAGTTATTACAGCTGTGGCGTCGTTAGCGTCGCCTGGCGTGTCGTTATAGTCAATGCCTGCCACCCAACCTCGAAAAGCAACTAGACCCTCACAGCGTAAATAGACTTTTTGACGGTAAGCCAAAGACGCTGCCGCTACCTGCCCAGCGTTATTGCGCATAGTGATTTGGGCCGTACCGCCGCCGTAATTATCTAAGACAGACTGTCGGCCCTGCGTGTAGCTAAACGACTGAACGGCGTCTGTAAAATCAAAACTTGAAGCGTCCTGATTTTTAAAAGTCCAACTAAGTTTTGCCATTACATATTCCGAATGTTGACAGGTACGGGGCCTGAAGTCCGGACATACCTTTGAAGCGCATTAACCACGGCTTGAGGGTCTGCCCCTTGGACGTTAATCGTTATGTTATTTCCACCCATAGCGCCGTTGGGTGTAATAGTGCCGCTAGTGCCAGGTGTAAAAAGTTCTGGTCCCCTCTCGCCAACGATATATGGCATACCGCCCATGACGGGTCCACCTGAAGCCCTGCCTGCTATCCCAGCCTGGGTCAGTAAATCGTATGTGCCTAGTCCTTTGAGTTCCCCGCCGCCTGCCAACCATGCCGCCAAGTCGAGTGCTGACTGTGCGCCCTCCGTTTTAAACCTCAACAAAATTTCTTTGCTGTTGATATCGCCTAAACCTGCCGCAATCGTTGACACAATGGAGGCCACGTCTGAAGCTGCCTTATTGTATTTCACAATGTCTGAAGCGTTGCCTGTCCTAAACGCTGTAGCGGCTGCCGTAGCCAACTCAGTAATTTTTACTTGTGCGTCGTCCAATGCGACGGTACGGCTAAGAGTCCCCGTAAGGGTTTTCCATGCACTGTCCACACTTGCCAAAGCCTCAGACGTTTTATTTAATTCCACAGTCAACGGCGCTACCGCTTCCCCTCGAAGCTGGGCATACTGGGCTGATAACTCTTTAGCCCTTTCGGCTGACACACCCATAACTTTCCCTAAGTTCTCAGCACCATTAGAAGTCTTAGTAAAATCAACCTTGCTGATTTCTTTGATGTTGTCAACATACGGAATTAAGTTATATCCCCGAATTAAAGCGTTGATGACGGTAATCCAAAAGTTAATAACCATTTCAAAATATGCCACCACAGCCTTTACTACCGTCTTTACTACTGTCTGGAAAAATTCCATTTTCTTATACAGAATTACAAGCACGGCGACAGCTGCAACAATGCCCAACACAATGTAGGTAAAGGGGTTGGCAGCCGCTAAAGCTGCCTGAATTGCTAACTGCACATTGACAGCCAAAACGGCCAAAGCCAAAGTCCCGATAATTGCAATAATGGCAATAAAGAAACCAGGGTTTTTTTGCGCCCAATCTGCAAACGCTGTCAAGTACGGTAGCAACGATTCGAGGACAGGTAGAAACGCTGCACCTATTGACTCTTTAGTTTCATCAAAAGCAATGCCCAATTTCTTTAGGCCACCTGCCGCCGTGTTTGCTGCTGCTTCACCTGCGCCACCAAAGTTAGTTTTAAGGGTTGCCAAAACATCGCTAAAACTTGCCCCGTCTTTAATCAACTTAAATAACTCAGGCGACAACGCTTTAAGTCCTTTAGTGTTTCCTGCGTAACCTTTCGCTAAAGCCTCAGACGTGGACGCCAAATCGGTTCCGGTGGCAGCCGAAACGTCAATAGCGACATTGAGTAAATCTTGCGCTGTAACTACGTCATGGGTGGCGGTCACCAGTGACGCTAACGCTGGGCGTGCCTGACTGTCAGAAATGGCTACAGACTGCCCCAAACTAGATATGTACTTCTCGACGCTTGCAACCTGTTTGTCGGTTGCACCTGTCGAGGCTTTAATCTGCCTGGCGAGGTTGGCTTGTGCTGCTGCGTCCTCAACGGCGGCGGCGACAGATGACCCAATCACAGCAACCACAGCACCCAAAGCGGCAGCGGCAGGAACAGCAGCTTTCTTTATGGCGTACTGGGCTTTCTGACTTGAAGTCTCTAGCGCCTTAAATTCTCTAACGGCTTTTTTGATACCTGCGTCGTTAAGTTGCGTGACAATCGGAATTGTTATAGCCATTATTTGCCTCGCAAGTTTTCGTGTCGGACTCTCATTTTTACATTAACGGTATTCATAATTTCTTCTATGAGTTCCCGCATTTTTTCTTGTAACTTAGGTTCAGCCCTATCGTAAGACGCCCACATGACACGGCTAGGCGACCCGAAACGGGAACCCAGAACAGATATCATGCGTTCACCTTGAGGCGTTTTAGCACGGCCTGACAAGTCAAATAGTGCAGCTGTCTTGCTGGTCCACTTTAAACCAAACGTATTGGCTTTAGATTTCTTGCCGGATATAAACGGCTTAATCAACTTTGCATTTTTGGCGCCGTCCCACGGCAGTAAAGCGGTGGCTTCAGACTGTGCGAAACTGTGTGCTTCAGACTGTCCCTTAGAACGCCCAACCTGATTTTTTCGTAGCGCTGCCGCCTGGCCACCAACGCTGTAACCACGTTTCCAACCAGACATAGGCGCCGTAGTCGGTAAGTGTTGCCTGGCGTCCGTAACAATCGGTTCCACAATGGCGGCGTACCTTTGGGTGATACTTCGACGGTACGTCTTATCAACACTGTTGAGGTATGCCAAAGCCTCTTTTACGCCGTAAACCTGAATGGTTGTATTGACGTTTTCCATGGCTAGGTTCTTTCGTTTAACACCTTAAGGACTGTTTGCAAGTCGTTGGTATCAAACTCTATATGCTGGGGCCAGTACCCTGTCGTTGCCAACAGTTGCGCTAAAGCGTAGCGGTAGTGTCCCCGCTTGTAGGGTTTTCGGTTTCATTGCCTACAACTTCCAGCAAAACAATTTTCTTAATAAAATCGTCCACCACAATGGGGACAACAATTCCGTTTTGCTGTAGCGCTGTGTGGGCCATAAAAGCCAAGTCCTCCATACCAATTCCGTTGGCAATGTTGGACGCTTTAGTTTTAAATTTGCGTTCCCATGCAACAATGGTGAAAAGGTTTGTGGTGACTTCGATTGGGCCGTCGCCCTGGTCTACTCGCAACGTAAGTTTCATGTCGGGTCCTTTGTGTAGGGGTTAAATCAGCTTGTAGCGGTAGTAAGTGTTCCGCCCTTAAACGAAATAGTTATTTCGCTAAGTGAACCAAAAGTGGCGTCAATCAAAGGTAACGATTCCAGATAGCAGTTAGTCAAAGTAAATTTAGGCGCTGTAGCCGTAGGGGTAGCTAGACCAGCTGCGGTAGGCGAAATTGTTACGGTTGTCTGGGTTCCGACAAGGGCCGCCAAAGTTGCGTAAGTTTCCGTGGCTGCAAAAGAATCGTACAGCGTCACCTCAAAAGTGTTCATAGTGGTTCCTGCTACGAAAAAGTTGTCCGTAGAACCAAAAGCGCTTGAGGTTTGGGCTTGGGTGACAGCGGTGAGGGTGGCGCTAGTGCATTGGTCCGTAAGGTTAACGGCGTTAATGGTAAGCGCTGGGTTTGCAAGGTATGTCGAAGTTGCCATGGCGGTTATTCCTTTGTTTCGTCTGTAGTAGTTTTAGCAGATTTCTTAGCGCCTGTGTCCTCAGCAATAAAGCCGTATTCCAATAGTGCCTCAATGTTTGTGTATTCCGGAGGCGTAAATTCGTCCCCGATAACACCTATACGGTGACTCAAAATTTTGTATGTCATGGTCAAACTCCTTGTGCTTGCATGTCTATGGATAAATCGTATGAGGCGAAAGTCTGCCCACCTACTTGCACATAGCCTGGACGCCCAGACTTGACAGCCACATCACTTGCGAGAAGCAGCGCACACATGCTTAAAACGTTGCGTAAGCCGTCCAAGTTGCCTGGCCCTAATGTTATTACCTTTACGCTAAAACTCATCTTAGCGATGGTGCTGGACAGTGCTTCAAAATCGGGTGCGTCAATGAATACACAAGGCGGGTTTATGGCCTCAGGGTTAAAGACAACTCGAAGCCCTGTAACAGCTGTAAGAGTCGCCGCTAAGTCGTCTATGGCCTCATTGAAAAGGTCTGTATAGACAGTCATTATGCACACGCTGCCCTAGGGATACCGGCAAGCTGTTTAATTAGTGGGCTTAGGCCAGTAGACATTGCGGTACCCATGTCTCCAAAACTCGCAAAATTATCTAAGGCGCCACGCTGTCTATAACAGGCGCCTGCATACATTGTCGTTGCCAAAGTAACATCGCTTCCAGGTGAAGTTGTCAAACTGTCCGTGTAACCCGACTCTTGCCTGCGACGGAAAATAAAGTTGGAAGCACTAGAAGCACACTGAGTTAAGAAAGCTGTTTCGTCTGCACCCGCCAACGAAATACCAAGCCATGTGGCGACAGCTGGACCCAATACCCAAGTGCAAGTTTCCGTGTACGTCAAAGTGCCTTGCGGGATAAGAGGCGCACGCCCTGAGTAATCACCAGCGTTGTAAAACAGCACTTGGTTTTCTATAGGGAAACTAGTGTCGTAAATTAAATCGCCTGTGTTTGATACACCTTTAAAAAGGTAGGCAGGTAAATCGTATACCGTCTGGGTGCCGTTAAAAGTTGACCCGCAAGACGCCAAAGTGAACGACATGCCTAAATCAACATCGGGTTCCGTCAGTGTTTGTACAACCGAATAATTGTTTATTCGTTGAGTAAAAATTACTTGGTAGACAGCCATCGGCGGCTAACCGCCTTTCGACTATGCCTGAGTGATTTTTTGAATCATGCTTGAGTTAGCAGCAAAAGTTGCAGCGTAACCGTAAACAGTCATTTGGCGGGACACTGTGCTAGGTACTTCCACGGAAAGGAGGCCCTCGTCTTGGCGATAAATTTCAAACGCATTTTTGTTAAAAATGACCATGGTTTTAGCGGCCAATTTGTTATCAACAATGATTTCCAAACCAAGTGGGTTTGAACCTGACCATGAAGCAGCGGAACCAGCACCCAAACTGTTCTGTCCGTTTAGACCAGGTGCGCCGATAGCTGGAAAAACTGGTCTATTTGAACCATCTACCAATTGTCCCATTTTTCCCCATGTCGCTGGGTCAACAGCAATATGAGTAGGCAGGAAGTTTGTTGCAGCCGAAGTAACAACGGCAGCGTCATAGATAGAAACCATCAAGTCGGAAACGGACAAGTCCCAGACGCCAGCTGATGTTGCAGCCGCCAAAAGGTTTGTACAGGCGTAACCGTCAATGCCAGTGAGATATTGCCCTGCGAGGTCTTGCATAATCACTTGCATGGCTGCGGGGTCACTGAACGAAATTGCCTGATACGACAAACTGGCGCTACCAGCAAAAGTGACTTTAGAAACGGTGTTTGCTGCAATCACGGAAGTTGTCGAGGACACAGTGTCAAATTGGTTAGCCTGTTGGGCCACAGTCGGGTGAGTCGTCCAAGTAGGGCGTAAAAACGAGGCACCTGTGCCACCGCCAGGCATAGCCCTTGTCCCCACGGCTGTCAAAAGCGGAGCAATGTAGTTAATGTTTGCAAAAACAGGAGCGAGTATCTCTTTCGGAACCAATCCGACAACATTCGTCGACGTTGTATCGGCAAATTCCAAATCGGATTTGTGGTAGGCCTTGTAGTCCGCCCACACCTTGTTGGCGTTAGCGGCTTCAATGCCACCCTTGGTCATGGCTACAACAAATTCGGCAGCGTTAGGTAGGCGTGGTTCACGCTTAGCGCTAGCAAAAATTGGTGCTGTTGGCACAATAACTTCAGCTTCGATTTCCATGGGAGTTTCCTTTTCGGTTTCGGTTTCGGCTTCTGTTTCAGGTTCCGTGTCAGGTTCAGACGCTGCTACTTGCGTTATGGTAGCACCCGCATATGCCCCTATGGGGACGACAGACAGTTCCACCCATTCACCTTTAAGAACAGTCATATTGCCTTTGTCGTCATACTTAAACTCAATCGGGTTCACACCAACTGACACGCTGTCAAGTACACCGTCTGCGGCTAGCACTAACGCCTCGTCGCCTGCACGGGTGTTAGATACGGTGGCCGTAAAATACATGGCTTCTGGACTGTCCACCCTTTCGCTAACAATCCCTATCGCCTGACTTGAATCGTGGTACATGTAAAGCTTCGGTGCTTTGCCGTCCACTGGCAAACTGCCAGGTGCAAACTGCACTTCGGTACCGTCGCTGACAGTGGCGTACACGTTGTATGGGACAGCAACGCCAGTAATGGTGCGTCGAGGCAAACCGTCTGGGCCTGCAGCGTCAACGCTAAAAGTGTTAGAAGTAAACTTAATCATGCGAGGTTCTCCTGGGTGTTTTGCATAGGTTGATTTTCGTTAGGCATATTTTCGTTCATTGGCATAGACATGAGGTAGTCGTCAATGTCCCAACCAACACAGGTTCCACGTGGCAGCTGTTGACTGAGGCCGTCCGTGATTGCTTTTCCGTACATGCTCAATCCAAATGTCCAAAGGTCCGATTTGGCGGATTCACTATTGACATACGAATATGACCCTGTATTGAGGCCCAATAGGTATGGGGGAATGTTGCACAAGTTAGCGATTTCACGGCTCTGATATTCGGCGGCGTCAATCAGCAACATTTTGTCCGGCGTAGCTGTCGTTTCTGTATAAGTCAAAAATTCGTTTAAAGCTGCCGTCTGATTAGTTGCCCTGGCTGCGTTAAATGATTCCGCCAAAGCACCTAACTCTAAAGCACTCAAAGGCTCACCCCCCGTCACTTTTAAGACACCCGCAGGTATGGCGCTTGAGGCATTGCGGTACCTGGCGTCACACAATTTAAGAGCCGTCAAAATGGTTTGCTCACTCATAAAAATCATGCCCTGAGTAGGACTATAAATCTGTACAACATCTGCTGGGTCTAACATGCCACCGTTAAAAAAGATTTCTTTAGACTTACCAAAAAACACTGGGCCTGCTTGGTCGGGTGTAGTAATACTGCCCTGAGGCAAACGTGTGGCGGAGGCCATGTAGCCGTCTTTAGTGCGGGAAGTTATGTAGAGAAAACTACGCCCAAAGAAAAATAAATCATCAAATACCCATGGGAATAGAAATGAGTTAGGCATTTCGGGGTCCAGCTGCTTTAACCAGCTTCGAGGCGCCGCAGGTACTTCTTCCATTTCTTGCCCATTCCACATTTCCGTGTACATGTACAAATCCATAGACGCCAGGACAGACGCCATGAGGTCACGGCTTCGAGAGATAGCGGCCACGGACATTGCACGGTTACGCAAAAGCCCAGCCTGATAAGACCAAAACTCACCAATCAAATTAGGGCCTGCAACCTGTGAGGAATAATTAGACATGCCAACAGCAGCTTCAACTTTAGGTTCAGGGCTGATAGCCGCCTTAGTTACTTTGCTGTTAAAAATTCCCATGTCGTTTTCCTTTGCGGGGTGTGTCCCTGCCCAGCCCGACGCCAGGCAAGGACTGTGGCAACTTTAGCCCAACAGAAACCTATGGTGTCCGTGAGACAGCAAACATTGGTTTGCCTACAACTTTAGGCCGTGACGATTCCGCTATCGCCCAAACCATGCAGCGTGCCAACTCAATCGGCCCAGGCGACTTCTGTGACGACAGGACAACACCGGAACCAGTCTTAGTTAGGACAGCACGGTTGACATGTTCCGCTAACGCCAATTCTCCACGGTGACGTACCTTGCCCTCCAAAATCATTTTTTGAATTAGCCCAGAATATTTAAGCAATTCGCCGTAACCAATGGTGCTGGTACGCCTCTCCAAAATTGTTGGCAAATGCAAATGCAGCGACGGCGTAATAACTAGGGCCGTACTGGCGTCTGACATGACACGCCCAATTTCTGCCCAACATGCGTCCTCCGTATCAACCATAAATTCCACTATCACATGCGCTTTAGATTCGTGGACAACAGAACGCACACCCACATAGCGTCCGTCTGCGAGGTCCGTGTCAACAGCCAACACACCGCCAGACGGCATAGGCATATCCGTTAACTGTTTCTGCCAATGGCCGTTTGGTATCCACCCGCCTCTAGCAGACACCCACAAATTAAGGTGGGCTCTAAGGAAACTATCTTTCTTTGATACGGCCCTTAACGCTTCGACTGTCACGGTTACACCCATGGCAGGGTTAGCAGCCAACCAGTTTGCTTCTAGTCGAGGGTCCGCCCCAGGCGCCATGCTGTATTCCGCAAAATACGTAAGTCCGGTAATACCCGTGTCTATTTCCGCTATCGCCGTTTCCCTCATCTGAATCATGCACACACTGGATTCGTCCCCAGCTGTAGACCACATAGACAACATAGGGTTTTGCCTGGCAATCTGACTAGGCCGTAAAGCCGTATCTACAACCTCGCTACTAATGTTCCACAATTCGTCAATAACGATAAGGTCATGGGAACCGCCATGCAGATTAGGTGTGGCCGCACGTACTTCCCAACGGGACCCGTCCGGCATAGTGACAGACTTACGGCCCATAGCGTTAGCTGCCTTGCCACCAAACTTGTCAACCATTATCGGTGCAATCAAACCAAAAATAGATTCAGCCCTATCCAGCTTGTTTGCAACCGAAAGCACACTTTGAGGCTTCCCTCGCAATTTTGCAAAATCTGTTAGCCACCAACCAATCAACGGACACAAACCGCCCTGCGATTTCCCGTTCTGTCTAGCCGTAGATACCAGCGCCTCTCGAAACTGCAATGCGCCAGAATCATCGTGGGCCAGCTGTCCACAAAGTACGTGTTTCTGCCAATCCATAAGCGTTAAACCCATATGAGTTTCCGCCCAGGCTGCAATACCCAAACCGTACGTTTGCTGATTTACGCCGATCGTTTCTAATCTGGGCAAATACCCCACTACCTGCGCCGATTCCGTTTGATTCCCGCCAGTTTCCCCAAAAATGTTTAAAGACGG